TGGAACCATCAGCATATTCAGCAGCAGGACCGTCTTCACGATGGCGTGTATCGTTCAGATACCAGTATTTGTTTCCATTAGCAAGTTCAACAGCAGGGCCGTCCTCACGATGGTGTTCACCATTCAGGTACCAGTGGGTGGTGCCATTACCATGAACCTTGACTTCGTATGTTTTCATTTTGTTTTATCCAATTATTTAATTTCTTCAAATTTAGACGTGATATCTTTATCAAATCTAATATCAACAAACCTAGGCAAAAACAGACTATATTGTTTAGTATTCTTATCAGTGATTAGTTGATTATAAAGAATCTCCATAATTTCACCAATATATTTCTTATCAAAAAACATCCTCCGCTGGTCATCTGAAAATCCAGAACCTACATTGCCTTTGATGAGTCCGTCATCAGTAGAATATTCAAATGCGCCGAGCATCCCGGCATATTTACCCGTGCCTTCGATTATCTCAGTAATTCGCACTTCAATACTCTCTACCGCCTTCATTTTACCAATCCCCTTTACTCGTTTTGGTTCCCATGTCTGTTTGATGTTCTTCATCATGGCGCCCTCGTGCCCGTGTGAAATACATTCCTCAAACATTTTTTGCGCTTCTTCAGGAGAATTTATGCTGCGGGTCTCAGCAAGTATAATCATATTGTGATTTAGCGCTTTCGACATTGCCTCGGTGAGAGTTTGCAATCTCACATCATAAGGAATTTTGCTAGTAACATCAACAATGTCCCATGCCACCATACGGATACTATCTGCCTCTTCTTTAGTAATTGTTCCCTTATTGGCTTTGCTGATTATACCATTCCCGGTCTTTCTATCAATAATCTTGCCATCTCGCACGATGAGCAATTCACCATCAATCGTAACGCACTCAGCACCAAATGCACTTTGCATCTGGGAATCAAATACTCCTAGTGTCTGAATTTCCTTGCCATTTCTGGACCAAGCTGATGCTTTTGTGCCATCCCAAATTAAATGACATCTTGCACCATCGAATTTAATTTGCCCAATACAAGGGTATTTGATTCCAGAAATATCTTTGTGCGCTAACATCACATCGAATACAGGCACGATGCCAGGCCACACTCGCGCGGCTAGTGTATCACTTGTTCCACATCGAAGGTCCCGTTGAATTACTCGCTCCAATACAATTGCAGAGGCAGGAGACAGCCTGGAAAGTATATTTGAAAGATATTGAATTGCTTGATTGCCAGTATATTTTCTAGTAGAGAAAACCGTCAATTCATCGATTGCTTTATCTAAACTGATTTTGGTGACATACTCGGTGTATTCAGGAATTTTTTTAATGCCGTATGTGAGTGTTTTATCATACGCTGCTTGAAATACTCGCTTCAGTACCTTATTATCTTTCTCTCGTTCTAAAATTTTAACTTTATCATTCGTTGAAGGAGTAGATGTCAGTTCATTCAAAATATCAAGAATACTCATTTTAAGCCCTTTTCCATCATCTAGATGTATGATACATCAATCACTTAACAATCTTTACTTTACATCCAAGTAACTTTTCGATGTCAGCAACAGACAATTCCTTTACAGTATTCATCTTTGCATTGAACTCTGCTTCGGTGTATTCTACACCATTCAACAACCAATAGTTGTCTCCATTAACATATTCCACAGCAGGGCCGTCTTCACGATGGCGCTTACCGTTCAGAAACCAGAATTTGTCTCCATTAGCAAATTCAATCGCCGGGCCGTCTTCGCGGTGATTTTTACCGTTCATACACCAGTATTTGTCTCCATTAGCAAATTCAATCGCCGGCCCGTCTTCGCGGTGATGTTTACCGTTCAGGTACCAATAAATGTCGCCATTTTCATGAACCTTGACTTCGTATGTTTTCATTTTCTTCACCATGTTGTTTAATTGATGTATATCACGACTCAATTAAATGTCAAATGACCAAATGAATCAATCACTTAACAACCTTCACTTTAAAACCGAGTAGTTTTTCGATGTCAGCAACAGATAATTCCTTCGCAGGATGCATCTTTGCATTGAATTCTGCTTCGGTGTATTCTACCCCATTCAGATACCAGTAGTTGTCTCCATTAGCATATTCCACAGCAGGACCGTCTTCACGGTGAAGTTTACCAGCTTTGAACCAGACTTTGTCTCCATTAGCATATTCAATCGTTGAGCCGTCTTCGCGGTTCCGCTTGCCGTTCAGATACCAGAATTTGTTTCCATTAGCATGAACCTCGACTTCGTATGTTTTCATTTTGTTTCTCCGTGTTGTTTAATTGATGTATACATTATACCACGACTCAATTAAATGTCAAATGCCGAAATAAATCAATTACTTAACAATCTTCACTTTAAACCCAAGTAACTTTTCGATGTCAGCAACAGACAATTACTTTTCAGTCTTCATCTTTGCATTGAATTCTGCTTCGGTGTATTCTACATCATCCAGATACCAATATTTGGTTCCGAGAACAGATTCAATCGCAGGACCGTCTTCACGGTGAAGTTGGCCGTTCAGAAACCAGTATGTGTCTCCGGCATTTTCAACTTCAAGTTCTTTCATTTTCTTCTCCATGTTGTTCAAGTGTTCAATAATGAAATTTTATCGCATATTTTATAATTCAGTGCTTCCTCTGCCGATAGATACATGTCTTCCGATGGCAAGAGGTATTTTTTGATATTAGTTATCGATAACTTTGTATATTTTTTGTAGTGATTCAACATTCTAGAATACGTCAGTTCGTATTCTTTGTTGATTGCAATAAGTTCATTATGCTTTCCTTCTGCGCACCACGAATACTGGTGACTCATGATAGAAGTATTTGGGGTTAGAATTCTGTGTCCTTTTTCTCCCGCTAAAAAAACCATTAATCCAGCGCTCTGTACACACCCAAGTCCTATCGTCCTAACGGGAATTCTTGAACTTTCCATAATGTCAATAATCGCATATGCATCCAATAATGACCCGCCCGGGCTATTGATAATTAAATTAAGAAAATCCGGTTGGGGATTATTTACGTAATTATTATGTAATATCCATTCGCACACTCTACTGGCAGAATCATTATCAATGTTCTCGAAGAGTAAATAAATATTGGCGATTTGTGGTTCATAACGGTTGTCATCTTCTTTATCTTTTTTCATTTTTTGTAGGAAATTCCTTTAGTTTATTTACCAAAACATTCAACCAATTTTTTCTACTTTCCTCAAATACTAATACTTTATTTTCATTATCGACCGCCATTAAAATAACCATTTTATCGATTTTTAAACCATACATTTCCTGAATCATTATGCTATAAATGGAAGTCTGTAAAAAATAGCTACTTATGTCTTCTTTTGATTTTCTATTTTTTGATGTTTTAAAATCTATGAGAGCTATTACCCCATCATAATTAGCGACACAATCTACTGTTCCTGCAAGTTTCATTACATCTGAATAAAGTGGGTATTCCAGTGCGTGAATATCAGTAATATGTGAATCTGCTATAATAGCCAGTGGTTTGAACAATATCCCATCCAGCATAGAAAGCTTTTCTACTTTTTCATTTTTTAGATAATGTTCTATGTTCTCATGTAGTCTAGTACCTCTTTTTGAGGCTCTTTCTAAAGTTTTTTTAGCTACATCTTCGCCTACATTCTTTTTCCACTCTTCTATCCAAGATTTATCCGATATTCTAGACAACCAAGTAGTAACAGATTCGTATTTGTTTCCTTCTGGTGTAACATATAATCTGCCGGTTGGAGAATCGATTCTCTCCAAATTAGCTTTAAGTAATGGAGAGTGAGCGAAAATCATCCTTTGACATCCACTATCGTCGAGGATGTATTGAGTTGAGAGCCAGGGGTGTCTCTATGAATTTGATTTAGTTTTTCTTGAAATTTAGACCCATTTAAACTATTCTTTGTAGCCTTAGATATTCCAATTGAGAGTGTTATACTTGGGGCAGTTAATCTTTGATAGATACAATTTACATCATTACACGATGGGCAAGCTTCGCTCTCTGGTTTTTTTCTATCTGATATTTTAGAAAATGAATCGAATTCGTGACCACATTTATTGCAGAAATAGGTATATGTTGGCATTAAGTTAGTCTCTCTACATGTATTTTATTTAGTGCACGCCGGCGGAACATCTCCTTTAGGTGGAGGAGGTTATCAAGCTTTCACATAGTTAGGAAACACCTTTGAAACTAATTCAGCCGTTACAGATGGATACAATTCTGTCAGCGCTTTATCTTTTGCAGAGCAAAGAATCTCAGCATCCTTCAATGGGCAATTAATAAGAACCTCATAGAAAATCTGTTCCTTTTTGAACTTCTTTAAATCGCTGTCTACTGTACAGTGTTTCAATCTTGCAATTGTTGAGCCAAGTTGGCCCATAAAATCTGGATGAGTTAGCATATCCAGCTTTTTTGCATCTATTGGTGGCATACCTTCCGGCAAATCTAATTTAACGCTATTGTTGAAATTTAATGAGAGAATAAAATTCAAAGGGGGTCGGCTTCCATATTCTTTGATGAGTTTCAATTTCAGTGGTTCGTCTTTCTCTTTTTCAATTGTATCCAATTGTTCATAACAATGAATTGGTTTTACTATTCTGCCGTTGATTACAGTCATTTGTTTCTCCTTTGTTAAAAATCAGATGCTGAATTCAGCAACAATTTCATTCTGTGTGCATTAAGATAATTGAATACCTTGGCTTTGTTGCCGAGGATTTTATAATTCATATATTCAGATATAATATTATTATATATCTGGTTTGGAATAAAATCAAAATCTATCAACTTTTCATTCCTGCGAAAATTGCGCTGTTCCTCTTCATTCAAGCATGCATCATATCCTTTGTCATAAAATTCTTTGAATCTCGCTGTTTTAAATGGTTTTGCTCTGGTAGCTACATTATCTGCTCTATCTCTAGCCCAATTGTCTCCATTTACAATTGACGGTATATTATCCCCTGCATCGCCAATACATATATGTTCTATGAGGAATTGTTTTGGATTCTTACATACCAAATGTTTTTTCATTACATTATTCCACTGCGACACATTTCTATATGCCTGCAATTGTTGAAAATCGTGGTCAGTAGAAGAAATTATAATAGCATCTGGCTCATCGATTAATCCAGTATTTACTAATTCGTTTTCGTCGAAATATTTGACGAGACATGCGATTATATCATCTGCTTCTGCGGTATCAATTTTAAGCACAATATATTGAAAATTTTCTTTAAGTTCCTCAATGAGTTCATTTAATGTTTCAAATACTATTTCCCAATCTAACCCAGTAGCAGCCCTATTATGTTTTCTATGACCTTTATACCACTGAAATTCTGTCTTTCTCCAATAGTTTCTACCATCACAACAAAGAATTACTTTACCATTGAAGCGTCTTTTTAATGCTAACAATTGATTCAATGCAATATGTTTAATTAGATTCTTTTCATCACCTTCCTTAAATTCTTTAGCATTAGCAGCAACAGAAGATATAACCATTTGACTAAAGTCACACAGGACAATGCTCATTTGAATCTTTCTTTGAATGCAGTCAAGACCGCATCAGCAAGTTTAGTACAAGCTGCAACATCTCCTTCATGCTTCACATCTCTAGTATGCAGCGCTGCGATAAGTCCTTTCACCCATACTTCTGAATCGATTGACAAGCCCGCAGCAGTAGTTACATCAGTCTTATTTTCACTTTTCTTTGTTGTATCTTTTTTATTTAATGAATTTAGCCGTCTAGCTTCTCTAGCTCTCATTAATGCTAATATTTGCTTTTCTGTAGCTGCCATGTCAATTCTCCTTGTAGTTATTTCTTGCCTTTGATTTTTATTGTTTTCCTTGGTGTGCCGTTTTCAGTAAAGAAACCGCGGCATCATATACATTTGACAATTATTGTGTCTTCATTCAACCTGCCTACTGCCTTAGATTCTGTTCCTCTGATGTCATTATAAAGTTTATTCAATGGTCGACTACTCAAAGATTGTATACCATTTAATGTTACTTCAGGCTTTCTAATAATCTTGCCACCAGATTTTTCTGTATTGACATTTAAAATCGTGGTGCCTTTAACCGTTAATTTCATCCCATTGAGCGAAACATATTTAAATAAACGCCGATTTTTTGCATTATATAACCAAACTTCGGTGCTATTGACTATCTTACTTGGGTGCTCTGATTTTAGTTTAGATGTCGCATCAGATATTAACCATTTTGCCTTTTTTACTAATTCGCCGGGAGGTTTAATTTTAGTAGTTTTTGGTTTTTTTGATGCTTTTACTATCGCGGTTGCAACATCACATGCAGTTGACAACGACTGGATATATTCATAATATTTAATTAATTTGCGTTTTGTTAAAAATGAATATGCTTCTATCAACTGTGCATCTTTTCCATTTATTGCTTCTTTGATTTCTTTTAATATTGGTTTGATATGGTCTGCTATATGTTTGCTAGTACCTGGTTTAATATTATTGCGGATGAGATAACTCTTAGCATCGAATGTTTTGCCATCCAGATATGAATCAATAGCAATATCAAATTCTGTTATATGTTTACTAAATACCGCAGCTTCTTGCACTTGTTTCCGCCTATTTTTTTCTGAAATAATTTCCTCTAATTGTTCCTCTTTCCCGGCAGGCTTTGAAGAAAATTCAATATATTTTTTATCGAGATAAGATACGTCTTTTGCTTCCAGCGGCAATTCTCTCACATATATCATGTGAGCCACTGCCCCCGAGGTAGAGAAATAAGAATCTGGTATCTTCGATACTGACGAAATGTCTTTTTTTAGACTTTTCCAATAGTCAAGAGTCCATTGTTTTTTCTTTTTATTATCATCCACCTCTGACGTATAATAAAACAGATTTGAACGAAGCGAAATATCGTAATCCATTATATTAAATTCAGGATACTTTTCCTTAGATTTAAGAATTTCTCTACCTTTAGCTGAAGCAGTTCTAGCCATCTTATAATTCCTTATTCTGTAAAATAATTATTAGAATTTCAACCTAATCATTTTACAATTGCTTCGTACAGTTCTACAAAATCTTCTGATTCTGCCGTCATCTTATCAAAATTTTGCTTGTGATAAGTCATAATCAATTTGCGGATATATTTCTTGTTTAATCCTTCGAACTTTTCTGAAAGAGTATCCACGATTGCTTTCACTTGCTCTTTTTCAGATTCAATACGTTGCAAAGAATCATCTGCTTCTTTCATTGCATCGAGGATAGTTTCTTGGTCCGCAGGCGATGTTGGGATGATAACGTCTTTTGTCATTTTATGTCCTTTTTAGTGATAGATAATCATTTCAATACATTAAACCACGGGTGTCAAAAATTATACAATTTATTCGCAATTCAGGTGCATAAATCGTAATCGTGACTATACATCTCTGCCAAATTGAAAAATATTTCAGCTGTTTTTTGATTGCCAGCCTTTTCCTGAATCATCGCGGCATTCAACCAGAATTTGTATGAAGCAGACATTACATCACATTTCTTTGTATAACACTTTTCGTCTTTAATCATCTCATTCACCTTTATGATAATTCATAATAATTATAACATATAGTAATTAAATGTCAAATAATGATAAACAATGTCTTAATCAACATTTCTTCCATTCTATTACCTTATCAAAAATGAATGACCTCCATTCCTGATTATCAATATCAAATACAGGAAGTGAAGTATTCTTTGAATCATCTTTGCTTGTACCGGAAGTCGATGGTTGGTGTTCTGTTGGAATTAGTGCAAAATTCAAAGTACACTTCATCACACGAATATCACCATTGCGTTTAGTGAATTTTACTTCTACTACACCTTCCTGTAAATTGGTTTTAAGTAAAGCGGTATTGTTTTCCATAATTATCTCCTTTAAACTTTCAGTTGAATACGATTTAGTTTGTTTTACAGTTAATTCTTTTGTTTCTTCTGTATATACAGAATGCTTTTTATTGACTTTGTACTTAGGATGCAACAGCCAATTTTCGCCCAGATATTCGATTGCTTTCTTTCGTTTTTCTGCATATACATCTTCTATTATTCGGGTATCATCCATACAATATTCCTTTCAGTGTACTGAAAGCAATCATTACATTACTCCACCACCAAAATATCGGAGACATGTACAAACATCAGATTGTTCATTAAATAATGCAAAATTATCAATATCGTCATCATTCATAGGAAACTCTTTAGCCATCTTATCATCTTCCAAAAAGAATCCCAAATAATCCACTTGATACTTCCAGTCTTGCTGGCAACGAATCCGAAATTCAGTTTCTCTGTTAATTTTTTTGTAAAATTGCAATTGCTCGGAGAGTATATTGAACTGTTCAAGCCCCTTTTTTGAGTTCAATCTAATTGGGAACATATCAATCACCGCTTTCTAGGATGTATACTAAAAATTGCGGTAAAGTGCCGGCAAAGAACACTTTATTAAGATAATCGCTAACTTCAATTCTAATATCACCAGTCAGTTTATCTACAATTACGGTATAATTGTATTCTTCTATTTGAGATGTCGTTGACGGTTCAATATAGAATTGCCCAATTTCAGTTTTAAAGTGGGCAATCATCTGCGCGGATAAACATCCTATGCCATTTGCTGCCATAGCCTTAGTTTCAGAATTGAATCCATTTACTAATATAATACCGCTTAAAAAATCATATAATTCTTTGCCGTGCCCACTAAGATAGCCATCGTATTGTCGATACATACATACGTAAACGATGCCGGACTGATCTTGAATTTTTGTGATAGAACGTGTTCCCATTAGTTTCTCCTCATGCTCTGATTATACCAATTATATTGGCAATTAAAAAATAAAATGTAATAAAATGCACAGATTTAGATGCATCCGAGATATGCAACAAATAAATAGTAGCTATGCTAGAAAGCAAAAACAATACAAACCCTACCTCGTTTATTCCAATGTTGAGAGAAATAACAGTAGAACCAGAAACTGCTCCCAACACGGCAACATAGTCAGCTATTACTTTCATTTACCACTTTCTACGACTGAATCGATAATTCGAGTTAAATCTTCGGCATAAACATCAGTAACAGTGTTCATCATTCTACCAACTCGATTTGAAAATACCAAATCGTATAAATCTGACCCCTCATTGTAATTTACTTCAACTTTGCCGATTAATTTTTTGCCTTTGACATTGAACTTCAGGCCATTCAAAGTACTTGTTGGTTTGTTAAAACCCCAACACATCATGAGCACGATTCCCTTATTATACCCATCTGTACCAGATTTGATTTGATTGAGAATTGTCTGTGCTTTATTCATGACATTTACCTCTTCAAGTTAATCAACATAATCTATTATATAGAATTTTAATTAATTGTCAAATATCATTAAATATCAATGACTTAGTGAACCCATTCTTCAATTATTGTGCATCCCTTCTAAATAATCGTCATTGCCATAGATAAATAACAATCAAATGGTACAGGAAATAAATAAATTATGTGGTTTTTTAATAAAAAAGAACTGAAAACAGAAGATATACCGGCAAATTCAATAGGATTTATCTACAAGATAACAAATGAGATTGACGGTATGTGGTATATCGGAAGAAAATTACTCACCCGCGCGGCGACTAAAACCATAAATGGCAAAAAGAAAAAGATACGAAAAGAATCTGATTGGGCGGAGTATTGGAGTTCATCGCCAAAATTAATCGAGACAGTCGAAAAAGAAGGCAAATTAAATTTCAAACGAGAAATACTATTATTTGTTAGTACAAAAGCAGCATTGACTTACTCGGAAGAGTATTTTCTACATGTTACAGGTGCTCTATTTGACCCAAAATGTTACAATGGTAACATTAGGTCTAGGATACAAAGGTCGTGGTTTGCAAAAACACCAAACCTACAATCGGAATTGGAGAAAATTACGCCTTGAACTTGAACTCTGCAGTTGAATTCAAACCTCGATACTCACGGGTCAGCTCTTGACATTCACCCCTCCCCAAAGCAAGGGGGGTTTCGCGGAGGCCTCATAAACTTCTCTGTGTTTTTCGGCCGGCGTCATGTAAAACCACGCTGCTGGTGGCATAGACCACAAATTGATTGGCCCGAATTTTAAATCAGGCCAATCTAATTTAGTGCAATTCACACTGCCCACCCGCGCAGGCAACCTGTTCTTTTAGTGTAGTATTATCATCATGTTCAATAACATTACTTAAGTCAATATTGTGTTGAAGAATTTTTATCATTTCATTATATTTTTCTTCAGTAATATCTTCAAATGGCGCCTGGATATAAGTCCCACCATCGTACGGAAGAACAGAAATTCCAGTGTAGAAATCTCGATTTTTCCACATCCATCTACCACATTTGCCCCATTCCTTTGCTTTCAATGAGATTGTGCAAGATACATTGTGATAATTTTTTCCATCAACATGTCCCTCATGCACCCATTCGATATTGAATCGTTTGACTCGTTCTAGCAAGTTCATAAATGATTCGCTTCGGACAATTGAACCAGTTGGAGCTTTTTGAGGGAACGACATCACAGCTTCAATGTGTGGTTTATGATAGCAGTCTTCTACTAAATCAGGAAAATTATCTTTCATGTATGAATACAATGGTTCATTCTTACCTACCCGCATCCTGCGGACGTAGAACTCATTATGCCATGCATGTATGCCGGATGAAGACCCCAGCACGCAGCTCGTAGTGCCACTCGGTTTTATAGTAGTATTGCGAGCGGCATGATTGACACCAATCAAATCAGCTACTCGAATATTTTCTTCTTTAACTGCCGCCGCGGCTGCGCGCAGGTCTAGGTTTAATACTGCGCCGGATGCAATACCAGTCATACCAACACCAATCAATGCTTCACGTTTGGTTGTTTCTTCCCATTCAGCCCTAAGATAATGAAAATCAGTATAACCTGCTTGCAATGTTCCTAGAAATGCCGCCGCTTTTGCACGCGAATTTAAATCTGCCTGGTCTATAATATCAGATGCATTAATTTCTGTAACATTACAGAATTGATAGGGGTTCAGCGCAATTTCACAGTTATGAACTAAAATGTCATTCGCATAAAAGCAATGAGTCCCTTCTACTTCAAAATCATATACATCTTCTACATAGTTGAGTTTTTCTACTACTATCATATTATTCTTGCATCTTACACGCTCTATCGAATCGGGGGGCATGTATTCTTTTAAAATATCAGTTGACAACAATTCGTCTGCTCTAACATATCCCCTATTCTCTGTAAATATTCGATGGTCTGGAGTACAGATTATATGATTGTTAGAAATTGTATCAGTAACTTTAACCAATTCTGCATTCTTTCTAGTCAATCTCCCATCAATTACATGTTGCATAATGGCAGTATCGCCATTCCATGAAAGTATATCAACTTTATTACCATCTTTAATTAATTCTACAACATCAGACGACTTCATTGTTTGCACTGGGCAACCATTAAATGATACTTGAACTTTGGTATCACCTGAAACACAGCAAGGATTTGTTCCCCAGTCTATATCATTAGTCCAGAAAATACCTGGCTCCCCCGCTCCAGATTCTTCTACACGTTCCCATATATCAAAAAATTCTTCTTCTGTCAAATTTTTTCTATCTAGCACAACTGAATTATTAGCACGACCTCGGGATGGATTCAATTCCCACCAAGCCCCGGATTTACTAGATAACATGTCCATATCGTCATGTGAAAACAATGAAATCATAGCAGCCCTACGAATACCACCAGATAAAACTGCATCAGCAATATGGCATTGTATATCATGTGCTTCAATTGGTTGCAACTTTCTGCCAGTCGCATTAGTCAATATCGATCGTATTTGTTCTATACAAATACGCAAGGGAGCAGGGCCGGGTGCTTTACCTCCAGATGTAACTAGACGCGCTCCTTTATGACGAATATCTCTATAATCAAACACAGGGTCTGACTTATTATAAAAATAAGCTTCAACCAAAATCTTAATTGCATCCGCCCAGCCTTCAATGGAATCACCGATTAAGAATCTTCGAGTCTTATCTTTTGGCCCAATCACGATTGGTAATTTGGCGATTTGGTGCTTCTGAATACCGAAACCTACCCCTGTGCCGCCCAGTAATAGAAACATTGTTTCCGAGAATGCATCGGTATGTTCTATTGGCAAATATGCACAATTATACATACGATTATTAGACAATTCGATTGAATTGCCACCGAATTGAAGAGACCGCATAGAAGGCAATACTTTTTTCGGTAGAACAAAGTCAGAATAAACTTGTTTAATTTCTTTTTTAAGAATAGGATATTTACTAATGTGCATTGACATGTTGCGCTCGCACAGCTCTTGCCACGTTTCTCGTCTAGCTAGCTCAGGGATATATCTTGCATATTTGTTAAAAATTGTAATTTCAGAGAGAATTGTTTGAGAGACATCCATTGTAGATTCCTTTTAATTATTATGGTTGGGAGATTATTTATCGGCATCCGCGCAGGATGCCGGCGTAAATATCACTGTTTATCCGCGCGCTGCTGCGCCGCGGCATCTGTATATCTCATATCAGCATATCGAGCCCCCAATTTTGCTATGTTATGGGAGAGTACTTCTTCCCGCCGGATATTTAATCCTTGTCGTAACCCTTCCATGTAAAATTCAATGTCCCCAAGTTCCTCAATCACGTTTTCCCTGTCCAATTCTTTATTGTAAATTACATGCTTTTTGATTGCGTCGAGTAGTTCTCCTGATTCTCCAGAAATGCCAACTGCCATATGCAACACATGTGCTTTTTCTGGCGTCAAAGATGCGATAATATCATCTCCTGGTTTAACTAATGCTAGAACCATTTCATCATATTTAATTTCCATTTTATTTCCTTTTTAATCAAGACGATAATTTAACATATCAATCGGCATCGGTATGCTCATTCTAATTCAACTGGGTCATAAAGTAATTCGAAAATATCTTTATCACACACACTCAATTCACCGTCGAGTGCTTTTATCAAATAATCCCCGGGTCTGCCTTGTATATAGTTATAATCATTTGTATCGACTCTAAATGATTCATCAATTTGTCTAGCTGAAACAATACTCGGTCGCTTTCTATAATCATGCATATCAGCCACATCTTCATGGCTGCCGAAGTATAATATAGATGCGCCGGTTGGGTTGAGCAATTTCCTCGCCATTATCTATCCTTATAAGAAATTTTTAAAAATTCAATGTATTCATCGATTGAATTTACCACGTGTTCTTTATTATTGAAATCGAATACAGTCGTTTGTTCTTTGCCATCCCACTCATATAAAAACCAAAAAACTTCTTCTGCATCAGCGCCAAAATGCGCTTTGATTAATTCATCTACCATAGTGAAGACATTATTGACATGAGAATTATCGAAGAATGCAGCGCTTATTTCATTCGGTATACTATCTAAAAATTCATTAGAGTTCATTAGATACTTCTTCAATCGTACAAGTAATTTTAAATTATTCAAAATCATATTTTTATCTCCTATTTTCATGTTTAACTTCTAAATTATGCGCTGGTCTATCGTGTGATGTGTCGCCTACATCGCAAAATAATGTAGGCCACCGCTTCCTCATAACGCCTAGCAATGGGCACATGATTTGCCTAATCTGCGGATGCGCCTCTTTCGATGTCCGAAGTGAAAAAATCTTTCGCCACTCCCGCACGTTCGCTGTTACTACAATTTCAGTCTTCAAAGAGTTAGGTAAAACGGAACGAGCTTCTTGTGCTTTAGCACCTTGAACTAATAAGCTGAGGTACATAGCCTCTGCTGATAAACATGCATTTTTCCATACGTCGTATTTCGACTCTGAATATTCATCTCCCCCTGCCCAGAAGAACGGTTCAATTACAGTTATTTCGCCGCCGAATTTCCCTTTACTATAATTACAATACCTAGTAGATTCCTGGGTAAAAGAGCAGATACGATGTCTAACGAGCTCATGTGTAACACCGCGGTCAGTGATAAATTTTACTGTAATAGCGGTGTGTTCTAGCGTCGACTCATGTTTTAGTGATTTTATGTGTTCAATGATTTTTGCTGCACTGCCTTCTTCAATTCTATCCTCTGATTTGTATGCGCACCTTATCGCATTTTCTATTAAAAGTTCCATATTTGGGGTAGAGGATAGTATTTCAAAACTGGGGGGTATGATGCGCATTATAATTTCCATGATTTAAAGTTTAATTGTGCAGCTAGACCTTCATAAGTGTTAGAATTAATTATATCAATTAAGTCTTCACTTGTCCATCCTTGCTTAACTAATTCATTAAGGTCTTTGCCGGGTAAATCTGGTGGCATCATACAAACTTTAAGTCCTAACGCAATCATATCTGATACATTTTTCATGATGTGTTTATTACGAATATCACAATCTGGAATATAGATTGCATCTTTATTAAAATAAGAATGTAATTTGCCATTTGATACAGCGATAGCATTTGGAATCATAAGAGAATCTATTTCACCTTCAAGGACATACACTTGTGTAGTAGCATCTAGTCTGTCCATCCCAAAGAATTTTTCCTTCACTGTGTCATCGAGTATCAGTCTATAATATTTGTGGGTTTCTTTGTCATCGAGTGCTCTAGCTGTATAACCAAAAATCATACCATCTTTAGTTTTAAATGGTAAAACAATTCGAGGATGGTCGTCTTTTGTAGACCAATCTTTGAATTTATCAGTGTGCCCCCTAGTCCATTTGATAAAACTCTCGACATAATAAATGTCGAATGTATCAATTGGTAGTTTTCTACCAACACAAAATTTATAAGCTACAGAGTCTTTTGATAATTCTCTGACTAGTTTTAAATCTGAAAATATATTAGGAATGTATCGATGAGTTATTGGGGGTTCTTTTTCGATGAATGCAATCTCTTTATGCATCTTTTCTTTAAAGACTTCTAATGAATACTCTTGAAATAAATTCGGGTCGAACCATTTCAAGAAAGAACCAAAAGATACTGACATTGAACAATTATGACAATAATAATTCAAAGCACCCATTTTTTGGGTAAAATATCCTCTTGCTAGTGATGCCTTCTTTTTTGAATCTCCACAGTAAGGGCATCTGCAATTCCAGACGTGATTACCCTTCTCCTTGAACCTGAGGAGACGAGGACTTATTATCTTCAGGTATTTTTCCGCTATGTACAGTTTGCTCATTATTTAATACTTCCACATAATCACGATTGATATTGAACTTATCGGTACTAATTAGGACGTGAGTTATTAAAATATCGTTCCAGTAAAACGCCGTAACAGGACAAATAAAATTCTGTCTACCTTCTACATTAACTTCTCCAATTACGTTAATGTCTTTACCATTATTCAATTGTAATTTATTCATGGGGCACTGTCAACAATCCTTGCTGCGTCAACCATATCATCACACCATTTTCTTGCTGATTGAGTATTAAGAAAACATTTGATTCTAAAGTAGCTATACTTATCACTTTTAGCAATAATGTATACAGCCCCATCATAATTATTTGAAGATATATGAAAAACAATTTCATTCCTTTTCGCATCTATAACAAAAATTTTAAAATTATTTTCTTGTTTTCTTTTTTGGTTTGACATTTTCTACAATTATATTAACTTCGCTTTTCGGCAAAATGTCTGATGTCACATTAGAAAAATATTCCATTTTCGATAATGCTGTATATAATGCTATATAAGGATTCTCTCCTTCTACATATTCTGCTTGAATAGAAAAAGTCGTGATGGGTTCAACTGCTGTGGAATTTTTAAACACGGCAACCCATGCATTCCAGTGTTCGATTTTAGAGCCCCAAATTCGTGTTATTTTGGCACATACATTGTTATATGTGCCAGTAGCATCTGTGTATGTG